TCCAACCTCGTTAACAGGCAAAGAGATAGCTGATACTCAATTTAGATACTCATCACTTTATAAAAATGCTGCAGACCAATATGAGGCTTTCTTTAAAGGCTTTAAGTTAACATTTAAAGACGTCACTGACCCTGCTGTTTTGGGAGCAGATGGAAAACCTGTTGCAAAAGATATTACTGCAAGGTTTGATGGATATAGGTTTAGCTGCATCTTAAAACCAGTATTAGAAGACATTAACGATCATACTAAGCCTCCAATAAGATATAGAGTAGTCGAACATAAAGATTACAAATTCATACTAGTAATCATAGAAATATTCATAGGAAGCCTCTCTGAAATAGACGATTATTGGAAAGATTCTAGTTTATTTGGTACCACTCAAGTCAGCACATCTAATTTTACAGCCCTGACTCCAAGCTCAGTAGAGTACTTTGACAGTGTTAATGGAGACTATCGATTATCATTTAACCAAGTATCTAACTTAACTCACACTCTTCTCTATTCCCTAAAGAATAAGAAATACAATACACTATTGAATTCTTTTTCCAATATTAAAATGGGTTCAAAGCTTAACATTACTCCTACTGGATTCAATGGAGCTAACTATACTATTCGCGCATTAGCTAATGCAAACACCCCAAATTATGTAGGATCATTGACTGACGATGTCATCAACCCTACCGATTCTACCCTAATCTTTATAAAAGATCTTAGTACTAATTTTGATATCTTTGTGTGTGGACTAGTAAGCTTTGTTCCAACTGTTCCATTGATTAATCCAATAGATTATTCTCTAGAAAAGTTTGTACACTACGATGGCATAAACTATGGAGTTGGACTAGTACTACCTTCCCTAGCACTATATGGAATACTTCCAACAAGTACCGTTTCCTTTATCAATCAGAATTTTGCTTTTAAAGTAATGACTGGTGGAGAAAAATACTTTGAAAAACTAATTGAAAAGATCTCATTTGCAAAGTTTAAAAAATACATTAATGAGCTAGACAATATCATAGAATATTCTTCGTACTCTCTTAACTCTGCCGGAGTCTCTGTTCTTAATCCTAATCCTAACTTTTATCTAGAGGTACTTGACGTTAGTTACATTGAAAAACAAAATCAATTAATAACTAACTTTACTGAGAGCATACCTATCCAGTTTTCTGGACAAGATGAAATCGGTACAGATTACGAAGTAGCAGATCTTCCAGTAAAATATGAACTAAACAGATATAAGGGAGAATACGAACCAGTCGTTCGAAACTACTCTATTTACCAATCAAATTATAAGTTTACCAAAAACGCAATAAATGATCTTTCTTTAAGTAACACTAAGATAAATCCAGAAGTTTCCAATTTTCTGACTATTCAAAACTTTAATCATATTAAAGTAGCAGACACTCAGGTTTTAGTTTTAGAGTCTGACGAATCATACCTACCGATTTATCCTAAGATAAGCGAAGTTGCAATCGGTCAAGGAGAATATTTCCTACTTCGAGGTAACTGGGATTGGGGATTCCACTACAAGTATTCAAATAAGGAACAGTATTCTCCGGTGTCTGGTGCACTGCGAATAGAAGAAGATGATTCATTCTTAGCTAAATTGATAAACTTGCCTGAGATAATAGAACTTAACGATTTTAATATCGAGTTTATTGATCCTGCAATAGAGTTTAAATCAGTAGATATATCCAAAGTAGAGATAGTTGCTAAGGAGACTCCTAATGCAGTAGAGGGAATTATCAACGTAAATAATGTTCTTACTCGATTCCTGATTGAGGATGGGATTGATGCAAAATTTAACGAGTATCTAATAAACTCAAACCAGTATATTGGAAACTTTACCAGTATTTCTGATCCAGACATAAATGTTTCTTCGTATGTTAGGGAATACATAAAACTTAATATTTTAAAGTTGTATGATATTGATATAAATGCCTTTTATGCAAAAGAAGATACTACATTAGTGTCAACTAATCAACAGGCTGGCGCAAATCCAAACGCAATAGAATTTGTTTTCCTGGATGATAAGAAACGCTTTACTCAAGGTTACAATATATTAAAGTCATTGCAAATAAATAAAAAAGATAAGTTGATACTCCAATTTAGTTTCTTAAAGAAACCAGGTACTGGTCTATTAATAAGTCCAAAGATAAAAATTAAATTCATCTAAGATGCCAATTAGAATAAACCTAAAGGAAATATTTTCGTCAGATCCTCAAGAGATATTAGTCGATAAGTTAAACTTTAACTATAACAAGTTGCTTGAGCTTGGCGTGGGTACTCCAGGACCAACTGGCTTGACTGGACCACAAGGACCAGCCGGACCGATTGGATTAGTTGGACCTCAAGGAGATCGTGGAGCTACTTGGTGGGTTGATTCAGGGGATCCAAATACTCTTACTTTTACTGGATTAATTGACGGTGATCTCTATCTTGATCAGACATCCAACGTTTTTCAAGTTTGGAAATATGATGATGGAACCAGTACATGGGTAACAGTAGTGAGTATTGCTGCCATTGTGACCTCATATCTAAGTAGCTTATCGAACATTCCATTTGAGACAGTCACTACTTTTCAGGCTCCAGGATCGACTGCAGTAAATAAGTTTATCTTATTTGATAAACGAGACGATTATGTAGCTGATACCACTCGAGGTACTGCTAACGTTTCCCTTAACAATATGTTATTCCTAAATAACTTTGATGAGACTGATGTTACATATCCGATCTTGGGTCAAGACCAATACAATTCTCTACTTTCAATATTTCCTGCGCATGATGATACGCAAGATTCAGGTAGAGCTCAATCTGGTAGATACCATATTGAAATGGGATCCCTTTATATGGACAGCGATGTGTTGCCAGTAGGTACCATAAAATACAGTGATCTTAAGCATAACCTAAAAGCTAAGTTTTATAAGCAATATGTGGATCCAATACTTCCACCACAGCTTCCAGCAACTAATACATGGATCAATACTGCTAGGTTTTCTCTTTCCTATACTGAGAGTCAGTCTTTGCTAGACATAGATCAAAATGCTGTATTTGAGTTTCTTTTTCCAAAGTGGAATAGCGAGAATCCATCGATCGGTGGTGTTACTTCATGGACAGCTGACGGTTTAGGTACAGGTTATACTACTGCAACTGGTGTTGCTACAACAAGTGCAGGTGGAGGTACTGGCTTAACCGTAAACATAACGGCCGTCTTAGGTGCAATCACAGCAGTCATAGTAAATAATCTTGGCTCAGGATATGAAGTCGGAGATATAGTTACGATTAATGGAGGCTCAACTAGTGAATCATTAACTATCACATCAGTTATTTTACCTGTGCAAGAAGAGTTATCCGTTGTGCTTAGTTCAGCTGAGGCAATTGTTGAACGTAGCCCAGCTCACACTCATATAGTAGCAGACGGTATTCACGTTTCAACTAAAAGTTCTTCTATAAATGCTACTCTAGGTTTAGCTCTAGACTATTCAAGTTTAAATGCTAAGCTTGATGCTAAGAATCACCTAATGTTAGACTCTAATTCTGGAGTAGATGGAGTGATTCTTCTAAATAAAGGCACTTTTGTTAATGGCGACGCGAATATTGTCGATGGATTAGCCATTGGTTCAGGATACGAAGATTTAACTGCACCCGCAAATAGCTTAATTGTTGAAGGTAAGGTAGGAATCGGGATAGCTACTCCAGATGCCAATACTAAGCACCATATATATGAAACAGGTTCAGCTATAATTAAAATAACCTCTCTTACTCAACTTGATTCTCTTTCTTTTTCAGGCTTTATTAAATTTCTTGCAGTCGATGCGATATCGATTAATGATATTTCTGGATCACCTACCGTTGTTTTACAAAACAATTCTTTTACTGGAAATAACGCAATTAGTAGTTTTACAGGAAATAATCTTGATTTTTCTAGTACTCTTTCATCTCATACATTTAGTGGAACTCAATTTTGTGGAAATAAGATCAGCCTGCTGAATTCTTCAGATTTTACAACATTGTCGAGTGCTCTTGAGATCACCGGTAATCTTTTTACTCTTTCTCCAGTAATTACCTCATCATCCAATGGTAAAGTTTATGGAAATAAATTTGTTCTTCAACCGGATCTAAGTTCAGCAACTGGTGGCACAATTAGAGGAAATCAAATAGAGATTACTAGCTATTCACCGAACTCTACTACTGAAATTAGAGGTACTCAAACAACAATTGAACAACTAATAGCTGATCCTCAAGGTATAACATATGGTAGTGTAACAAACATACAAGTAAACTCAAGCAATTCTTTATCTAGTGATCTTATCGGACAACAAATAAATGTAAATACTACAGGCGTATCTCTTCCTACTACCTCATATGGTTCCAGAATCATAATGGGAACTAATCTTCCATCACCCGGAACAGCATATGGTTATCATATAGTTGGCGCAACTGATAACTATGCTGAAGGGGCTTCTAGATTTAAAGGATCAGTCTCAATTAATAATAATGATTCTTATGTACAATACGTTAAAAATACTTGGACAGGTTGGGCAACTTGGGGATTTAATGTAAATCTTGTAAACTTCTCATTTGCATTGGACGAGTCCGGTTTACCTACTGGTTTTGGTGGGACATATGCAACCAGTGGTGCACAAACGGCTGGCGGCACTACCGCAATATGGAGATTTAATCATCCCACGATCGATCCAAATAAAAGTACTTTACTTGCAACACCTAGGTTTGGAGGAGCAGGATCAGCGCCATATGTCGGTAAAGTTGAATCAACTGGCTTAACGACCTTTTGTAGAATAACTGCTACTCAGTCATATATCATATTTACTAATATTGGTTCAACTGCTTGGACAAATGACTCTCTAATAAGTTTTAGTTTTACATTAACTGAATGGGCATAAAATATAAAAATAAAAAAATATAAAATGGGACTAACTATAACAGATACTCTTTATACGAGTGCAGGATCTTCTACCGAAACCTACATAAACATTGAATCGGTCGAGCTTAAGAGAGATCAAGGGCTTTCAGTAAAACTAAACAATTATTTAGATCGAGCTTCTAGGGACCTTGATCCTAATTCAACTATCGTATGTAATAAGCTTTACTCAAGTGTTTTTATTCCTATTGAAAACGGGTCTCCAGAATTCGGTGAACTTATCACAACTGCAATACATGCTTTTGCTTACACTAAAATAAAAGATAAGTTAATTGTTGATGGTTTATCAGTAGTTGACGATCTTTAGTCGATCCACTGATTTAAAGTAAAAGGCATAAGTCGTTCTTCGACCAGTAATCCATTCATCTCGTTAATGATAGTGGGTTCAAACTTAATACCCTTAGCGATTCCTTTATTTAAAAGAATCGTGTCTTTAAGCACATGAGCCGCCATCTTTTCAGGAGGTCCCTCTAGGACAGCAAAGCAAACATTCCTATGTTCCTTCATCTTCTCTAATTCAGGCTCCTGAAGTTTATCCAATGCCTCCCTAAGAGCTTTTTCTTTTACTTCGTGAATCGTAACAGTCTTTATCTTCTTAAAGGAATGGCCCAAGTCTTTTTTACGGTCAATTGACAGCTTCCAAATAGAATACTTTTTACTTCCGACCTGATTAATCACTAGAAATATCTCAGGCTGTTCATGGATCATCTCATTCATATAGAAGAAATCGATATTATCCATCACATCTAACTGTATGTCCATATAATCTAGCATGAGGTTTAGAAAAACATAATTAGCGTTTCTAAAGATCTCAACTATCTCTGCTTTTTTAGTGAAAACCTGTTTAAGCTCTGCTGTGATCTGTTTGATTCGTTCTCCTCTCAATGCAGGATGCATCTTAAAGTCTCGAAGGTTGCCCTCAATCGCCAACGTATTTAGATTTAGGCTATGAAAAAAGAGCTCATAAAAGTGTTCTAGATTACCTTCCTCTATGTCGTGTCGATACTTTTGACCCGCTGCAAGCAAGACATAATTAAAGTATTCAGGGTCTAAATAAGATCCTTTAGTCAGCCATAATGGGTCTAAGATTCGTTTCTTTTTCAAGATTTTTCTCTTTTTATTATTTATTTTACTCAAAATCCAATACCAGTTTAGGTAAAAAATTAAAATAAATAAACTAAATAAGAACCAGCCTCAATGGTTAAAACTACTGTAAAACTATTAATCGATCCTCAAAACAGCTCGCTGACCTTTAGTAAGAACTTTAGGATATTCTCGACTACTGAACCCATCACTGGGATAATCGAATTTACTGATTTTGTTGAAGATCTAATAATCGATACTCCAAACACGCTAGACCTAAATGACTTGAGTCGAAAGTTTAGATATTCTAGAAACAGACTTGACTGGTCTCTTTGGTATGAAGTTGAACCAGGAAACCTTGGCGATGCTGCCGGTATACTATTGGATGAACATGATGAGTTTTATTTTGAAGTCAAGTATGAATATGACGATGGAACATCAGATTTTATGTCCACTCCAATCCAGATCAACGAGATCAAGTTAAGGTTTAGACAAGCTGCACAAGTGGCAAATACTTACACTCCACAAGTGATATGCAGCGACGAGCTTTGTACGTCAATCATACAGAACAGGGATCCTAGCTTTAGACCATATAACGTCGATAGTGCGATAGGCATGTTTCAGGAGCTTTCATTCTTTACTAACCAACTATACGGTCACCAAGTAGTATACTTTAGGACTCTTCCAGAATCAGACAGCGGTGACTTTGTTTTTAAAGAATGGACTCTTTATAAAAACGTGGACCGCAAGTGTATCAAGGTAATGGTAAAAGACAACGCCTTTCCGGATAACGTGCCCAAGTTTACAGAATTTGGAATCGATTTTCAATTACCTTTTGAGGTAGAGATCGATCATAAATATTTTCAGTCCATCTTTGGAGTCAATTCTGAGCCTAGAAAAAGAGACTTTCTCTACTTTCCTCTCTTAAATCGAATGTTTGAGATCCAAGGATCTTATCTACATCGTGGTTTCATGATGGCACCGACCTTTTGGAAGATTCAGCTCAAGAAGTACAATCCAAACATCGATATGTTACTCACTGATGAGACTCGGACTTTCCTAGATAACGTGATACTTAGTGCTGAAAATCTATTTGGGGATGAAGTCACTAAAGACATTAAGGACGGAACCATGCCAGAACAATATAAAAAGATCACAACGACCTTTGATTCCTCTAGAAAGTCTCTACATCCAGACCTGATTCAGCGTCCTCTCAAGTACACATACAATTTTTCTCCTCTGATTGAAAACTACTATGATCTTGGAGCAATCTTGCCGAGCGATCTTACTGTTGAGCTGACTAATGATTCACCAGTCATATCGACAACACAACAAATATTCAACTTACCTAACCTTGATAACATTCCTACTTCCCCGAACGAAGTCATCTTGGCATATCAGGACAGCTACTTATATCTTACTTGGAAGAATGGAGCCCTAATGACCAATGATAAAAATGTCGGCGGCGTTACTACTCGATATGTTAGAGTACGTGGGCCTTTCGATTCGATCGCAAATCATATCGGTGAAAACGATGAGGGTAGATACATCCGGATCGAGGCATATCGTGACACAAGCCTTAAGGCTCAGAAAAACATCCTATATAATAATAGCGGACCTGTCCCGACTGCTCAATTCAAGATCAGAGATACTGCTGTAGTCTATAACGCTCAACCTAAATTCGATGCAGTATCAAATAAGAATCTTTCTTTTACGTGTCTTTTCAACGTGCCAAGCTCAGCAGACACAATAAACTTTATTGATGGTTACGATAACGTTGATTCAAAAGGAATACGAATAACTTCTGCATTCACTAGATATAATTCTACTCAACCTGAGGGAGACCTGGTCATCACAGTATTAGTAAATAACGTGACAAACACGTATACTATAAATAACTTTGTGAGTGATGTATGGCATGCGATGGTCATTTCAATGTCAAATGAGTTTTTACAGTGTGGAGCATACGTCTATCGTATCAAAGAGGATCCAAGTGACTTGGTCAACCATAACGATTTTATTAGGATTCTCTCAACAACCTCTTCTTTTGCTCAACAGACCTTTGACTTGACCCAAAACTATACTCTACCTAGTTCCAAGATCTTGATAACTAACATACGAGTGTTTAATACCATGTTGAGGGAGGAGGAGCATGACTTTATATTGAGCCAGCAGTTCCTAAAGGACGAGTCAATGTTGGTCTTGATAGATAACTGCAGACCTCAAACTAATTTGCCGTATATCGCTAAAAACCGATAATTATGAAAATATCAAATAACGAAAACATCAGAAACGAGAACGTTCAGGATATATTCCTTAGGAACGCTACTCTTACTATGCTTGATCTCCTAAACCGTCAGGTGATAATCGATCTAAAAAGAAACGATAAAGTCGAACAGTATGAGATTCCTTTCTTCTATAACTTTGGTGGGGACGAAGGCTTTATGAAGGACTTTTTTATTGACCTGCCGACTGACTGCAAGTATCCAAACCATGCAGAAGGAAACTATGAACAGATGCCCAGAGGAATCGTCACTCTTTCTTCGTTTGCTATCAAACCATCAGATATCACAAATAAGTTTGTTCGAGGTAGTTTTAATCAAGAGATCCGGGATGAAAACGATCAAAAAATGCTAAAGGCTTTTTCGGCTAGGCTTTTTACTCTACCGATGGCCTTGACCTTCAATATCAAGATAGAGAGCGATAACATCAATAAGACATTCAAGATCATGGAAAAGATCTTTGATTTTTATTATAAGAATCAGGTAAGATATTTCCAATTTAGAGGGGTCAGAGTGCCAGCACAAATAACTTTTCCGGAAACTGCACAGTTCACCAAGAGTTATAGCTTTGTGTACAGCGATGCAAACATCGTTAGCATCTCGCTTGACCTAAACATGGAGACTTACTTTCCTAGCTTTGACGATCACTCTAAGATGTATAAAGGCAACACAATTAAGCAGTTTAATCTTCGTGAAACCACAGGAGGAGATGATAGTGCGATCAGCGATAGTTGGATAGACCAAGATTACCCACCGGCTGAATAAATAATATTAGCATGGAAGCAAGAATAAAAAGTTTTAGTCAGTTTATTGGAGAGTCTAGGATCTCAGAAAGCCTTCATTATCACATCGATAATGGGATAAGCATTGCCGAGTCAGTATTTAGGCCAGGATCGGACTCTCACATTCAACTCCTGACCGAGGCTCGAAAAAGTTTTTATGACGGTTTACTTATACTTGGAGTGCACGATCGTCGACTATTTGAATCGACTGATCTTGGTCTTACTGGAATATTTAACGGAGTTGTGGTCCCATTAGATCTTCCATTGGAAAACATTGACCTTAATGAGGAGAAGTCTCCTCGATTAGGCTATCCTAAGCGGGGAGGAGCCAAGAAATATCACGTTTATGTGAGAAACCCCAAAACAAAAAAAATAATTAAGATCGCGTTTGGTGATGTGCATGGAGGACTCACAGCAAAGGTGTCCAATCCAAAAGCCAGAAAGTCATTTGCTGCTCGACACAACTGTGCTGAGAAGAAAGACCGAACTAAAGCTGGATATTGGGCATGTCGCATCAATCGCTACGCTCACCTATGGGGCGGAAAAACTTATCCTGGATTTTGGTAATGAAACATCTATTAACATATCAACAATTATTTGAGGATGCGACTCAAGTAGAGTCTATACCTACAGAAAAAACTAAGATATCTGGCGGAGATATCATATTTTCTAAAAACAAGACGGCTCCTTTGCTCATGGTCTACGGTGGAATACCGGTTGGCGGAAAACAAAGTGGTGGAGAAAATGGTTACATGTGGAAATATGTAGATAAACTAAAAAACAAATACCACATATTCGTTGCATCAAACCATAGAGTAGACGGTGATTCTACATATAAAAGCGTTTTACAACAATTAGAAAAATATGGAATAAAACCTTCATCAAAAGTACTATATCTTTTTTCTGGAGGATATCGTCCAGGTATGCCCATTTTAAAAAATAAGGCGGCCGATTTTTCTAAAGTCTTATTAGTTGATATTTGGATGAAGGGCTCAATTATCTCTGATTTTTATACTAAATTTGCTAAAGATAATTCGTCAAAAGTTAAATATTATTACACTGATTTTGGTGCAAATAATTCAACCGCTCGAGATCTAATCGTCAAGATTGCAAGTACTTCAAAGAAAAAAACTGGTCACATGGAAACTAATGACGATGCTGTTAGTTCACTATAGTAATAGATAAAGAAACATGAAACTGCCATTTGAAGAGACTCAAATAACCGACGACACTTATATTCGTGAGTTTTCACAAGAGTCCGATGTTAATGAATTTACCTGGCATAGGGATGATGAAGATAGAATGATAGTCGCGACTGAACCTACTGATTGGAAGATCCAATTAGAGAACAAGTTACCTCAAGGATTAAGTTCAACCGTATTTATAGAACGAGGAGAGTGGCATAGATTAATAAAAGGAACAGGTAAGCTTACCGTAAAAATAACAAAAAGCGATAACTCATGAAAAACCTATTAAAATACAATCAATTTTTGATTCTAGAACAAGGAACAAATTCTTGCCCATTGGCAACTCAAAATCTTGAGTTAAACACTAAAAATAGGAATAAGTCAATAGAGGCAGAATATATTCAATATGGCCCATTAAATTTGAATGATGAAGATTATTGGGCAAGGTACGCTAAAAAATGGAATACTGAGCCTGAAGTCGCAAAGAAATCTAATTGTGGAAACTGTGTAGCCTTTGATATTTCTCCAAGAATGGAAGCGTGCATGCCTGGTGAAGTCAGTGATCCTGAAGGAAGACTTGGTTACTGTTGGATGCACCATTTTAAGTGTCACTCTGCCCGTACTTGTTATACCTGGGCAGCAGGCGGACCTATTACAGAAGATCAAGTTTCAGCGGATTGGCAAAGTAAAAATGGAGGAGAGGTTAACGAAAAGAGAAAAACCAAAAATTCTCCAGACTGGCACGATTCAGATGCACCAGACGCTAATGGAAAATTCAAAGAACTTGGAGTAAAGGAGCTAGCTAAATGGTTAATTAGAACTAGGGGTGGAGATATGCGTAAGATTACAGGAAGCTTAAATCAACAGATAGTCTTTAACCGAAACGATAATCCAAGTTATGCTAAAAAGATGGAAAGCGTTCGTGCAGAAGTCAAACGACAGTTAGCTAAAAGAAAAAAATAAAAAGGGATGATTCTTACATTTGAACAATACTGTATTCTTGAGAGCAAAAAACAAAAGGCTCATCCTAGAAAATATAAAGCACCAGAAGGAAGCTCTCGAGATAAGAAACTAGATAAAGCGCAAGACCTACTTAAATCTGGCAATAAAGAAGAGGCATACCGACTTCGAGACGATATGGAGAAAGCCGAACGAGAAAAGAAGGGCTGGAAAAATACTCCACGAAAAGACTCTAAAGTAAATGAAGCTAAATCGAATAACTTAAGTAAAGAAACACTTGCTAAGATTAGAGCAGTTGCAACTAAAAAAGGTTATTCATTTGCTGATTTAAAACGTGAATATATCAAAGGATTGGGTGCATTCTATTCTTCAGGTTCTAGACCAGGAATGACTGCTCATCAGTGGGCTATGGCAAGAGTAAACTCAGCAAGTCCAAGTAAATCTTGGGCAAATGTCAAAAAAGTAAAAAAATAAAATATGTTACTTAACGTAAGACAAAACGGATTTATCTTTAACTTTCCACCGGACTTTTTTGCGCCTGAAATCAAGGAAAAATACAAGAAATATTATCAGAGTCTCATATTGCCATATGACACGATTGATGAATTTATGTCAGCCACGATTCAGTCTATCGACTTTCCTGGATGGACGATGGATCCTGCAACACAGACTCGACTATTTGGTAAACAACAAGAATACAAGAGTTCAAAGCAAGTGGTAGACTTGTTCACTCGAGAGTTTACCCTGACCTTTAAGCTTACTGATGCATACTTAAATTACTTTATTTTCTTAGAGAACTCTCTAAAATATCTGGATTTCAATAATAAGAACCAGCCGACGTTTTCTCCTATGCGACTATCCCTATTAGACAATGAGGGATATTTAGTCTCGTCAATCATTTTTAAGAGACCGGTCCTAAAAAGCCAAGATGGTTTTAAACTATCATATAGTTCATCCACGCCAGACTTTACCACTTTTACTGCAAAATTTGTCTATTTTGATTTTGATATTGAGTTAGATTTTAATTAAAACTCTCAGTGTATTTCATAGTATATTTTAGTCAAAATAACACTATTTTGACTCATGGCAAAGAAACCCGTAAATAAGTTTTCAGTATTCCACATCGAAGGAGGTT